GTGCCGTCCACGACCTCGACCGCGCCGCCGCCCCATTCGGGCGCGCTTATGTCGGATTTGCGCGGCCGGCCCGCGTCGCCCAGGTCGTGCTCGACGGCGTCGAAGCTCATGCCGACCTCCTTGGAGTCGTAGGAGCGCTCCACGGTGCCGGCGCGCACGTCGGCGGCGAACGCCAGCCCGTCCGGGGTGCGCACGAACACGCTTCCCGCGTGCTGCAGCATGTCGCGCACCGCCTCCTGCTGCTCGGCGTCCCTGAACTTCACGACGGCGGTGGACAGGTTCGCACTACGCGACACCGCCCCGTTCCAGTGCGCCGTCCTCGTGCCGTCTACGTGTCCCCTGACCTCGGAATCCTTCTCGAATGAGTCGGACGCCGCGAAGTTGTATGGCAGCTCCACGAACTTGTCGGCCCAGTCGAAGCGAAGCGAGCGGCATGCTATCGAGTACGCGGCGTCGTCGGATGCGCACGTGTCCCCGTCGGCGGTCTTGGTGACGGCCACGTAGGACAGGTTCTCGCCCCTCGACGAGAACGGCGCGAGCCTGTCGGTGACGGTCGAGCCGAACGGCACGTCGGACGCTATCAGCCGCTCGCCGTCGGGCGTTGACCTGTAGAGGTCGAAGCGGTCGCCCTTCTGGTAGTCGGCGGGCGCCGCGACCGCGATCTCGGCGCTCCTCGCCGCCTGGTCGGCGGTCACGGTCACGGTCGGCTGCGACGCGGTGTGCGCCCACTCGACGGTGAACGGCGCCTCGACGGGCTCGCTCGACAGCCCCGTGGCCGCGTCGGTGACGGACGCGCGCACGGTGTAGGCCGCGTGGTTGTGGAAGGCCTGCCCGCCAGAGAGCTCGACGGTCGCGGCGCGCTCCTGGCCCGTGCCCGACCACGCGGGCTCCGACGAGCCCGACCACACGGTGTCGCCCTCGGCCTGGTCGCCCGCGCCGCCGATGCCCGGGCCCGTGCTGCCGGCTGCGGTCACGGACACGGACACGGAGTCGCCCGTGTCGCTCGCCACGGTCACGGAGAGCGGCTGGGCGGTGAGCACGGATGGCACGGACAGCGAGCACGTCGGCGCGTCGGCGAACGAGAACGTCCTGTCGATCGAGCGCGCCCAGCCACCGCCCGTGGTCATCTCCAAGCGCAGCGTTATGGAGCTCGCGTCGCCGTACTCCTCGGGCGCGACCGCGTAGGCGCACGTCGATTCCTCGCGCTCCACGAGCACCGAGCCGTCAGGCCGCACGAGCCGCCACCTGGTCTGCGGCGCCTCTGTGTCGTAGACCCATGACAACTGCAGGGCGCTGCCCCTGGCCGTCGTAGCGTCGCCCGAGAGCACGACCGTGGTCGGCGTGGTGTAGGGCGTCTCGTCGCGCACGCCCGAGTACTTCCCGTAGATGTGGTTGCCGTCGGCGTCGGTGTCGTAGGCCCTCGCCTTGACGTAGTAGCGCGTGCCCTCGGTCAGACCCTTGATGACGAGCCTGTTGGACGCGGTCTCGAAGGTCTTGGGGGGCGACGTGGACTCCCACGCGTCGGCGTCGTCGCTCCACGACACCTCGTAGCCGTCATCGTCGGACTCCTTGCCCGAGAGCACGGCCACGAGCGACTTGCCGTCCGCGCCGGGCACGAGCGAGTCGATGTTGGCGGCTCCCGCCACGGTGGAGGACTGGGATACGTCGAGGGCCTTGGCGCACACGGGCATGGAGAGCACCGTGTATCCGTCGCGCTCCGATTTCAGGCGGTACCACGTGTGCAATCCAACGTCGGACACGCCCTGCGCCCACGTGTCGGAGAGGCCGTTTGTCACGCCGTTGTCCGACATGACGTCGGTCCACCCCTCCATTTGCGACGCGCTCACGGGGTCGTTGTCGGTGGGCACGCCCTTGAGCCGCTGCAGGGTGATGGTCGTGGGGTACTGCCAGATCGCCTGCTTCTTGGAGTCCTCGCCGACCTTCACGCGCCCCGTGGACTTGACGGGCACGCGCACCATGGCGGTCTCCTTCACGCCCTTGGTGGCGTAGACGATGTCGGGCTCGCCCAGGGTGCCGGGGTTTGGGTGCACCACGTAGACGGTCTTCTCGACCGCCGACGAGTTGCCGCGCAAGCCCTGGTTCTGCGCCTTGAACCAGCACTTCACGAACTTGCCGATTCCGAGGTTGAGGGCGCTGGGAACCTCCCACGCGCCGACCGTCTTTGACTTGTTGGCGTAGGTCGTGCCGTCCACCTTCTTGTCGGAGCCCACGCGCACCCAGCACTTCGTGCGCAGGCACTCCTTCGCACCGTCCGGGTGCTCGGTCTCGTACGCGGCCGTCACCCTGCCGTTGGACGAGCTGTAGGTCAGCGTGATGCTCGGGGCGTTGGGGACGGCGAGCTTGAGCGCCTTGTGCGCCCACGGGCCGTACACCCGCTTCGTCTTCTTGCCGACTGTCTGGTCGTTGTAGCCGCGCACCCAGCACTCGATGTAGGCGAGCTTGGGCTTGCCCTTGTAGGGATGGAACTTCTTGCGGTCGAAGGTGTCCGAATCGCTCTTGGTCTTCTCCTTGCCCGTCGAATCCCTGTCGAGCACGTCGCCCTTGCTCTTCTTGTGGCCCTTGGTGGCGGGAACCGCGTCGTATATCCAGTCTATCTGCAGCCCGTCGAAGCGCACGTCGTCCTTCGCGCCGCTCTTCACGGCCTTCGCGGGGACGTTCCACGACGTGGACGCCTTCGCCCCCTCGCGGGTCGGCGCCTTCATCTTCGATACGGAAGTCTTGAGCTTAGTCGCCTCTTTCTTCGCCATGCTAACCCTCCATCGCGAGCTTGCGGTCGAGCATCCGAGCGAGGTCGTTCGCCATCTGCACGGCGTCTGCGCCCGCGTCGTACTGCAGGTACACCGTCACGTTGCGCGTCTCGGACTTGCCGCTGGCGCCTTCCATGTTCATGGCGATGGCCTTCGCTATCGGCTCCATGTACTTTCGGTTGGTAAGCGGGATGACCGCGCCGCCCGTGGCCCAGTTCAGCACCGCCTCCGCGCCGTCCTCGCCGACCCAGCCGTTGTTGGTGAGCGTCGGGCGCGTCACGATGCCGCCCGTGGCCATGCGTGGAACCGACGTGGCCGACGACAGGTCCCACGGCGTTGACGAGTAGCCGCCCACAGCCGAGCCGCCGCGCTTCACCACGTTTATGTAGGCCGTTCCGACAGTCGAGCCGTCGATTGCGTTTGCCGAGTTCCAGAACGAGGTCGTGTTAGCGTTCACGCCGATGGTGCCTGTGGAGCTGTTGGCCTTGTCCACCGATGCCTTCACCTTCTGGTCGGCCGCCGAGGTGTTCGAGTCGGTCTTGGTGGTTGCCTTGGTCGCGTTGGTCTTGGCGACCCAGCCCGTCACCTTGTTGGTCGCGGGGTCGGTTATCGCGATGACGTTGACCTTGCCATCGGGCAGGCTCGCCACGTCGTTCTTGAGGGTGCCGACCGCGTTCACGCCGTCCCAGATGGTGCCCTCGTCATCGACTGTGTAGGTCTTGTCGCCGACCGAGAGCGAGTTCAGCGTGGCGAGCTTGCCGTTCTGCTTGACTATCGTGCCGTCATCGGAGACGTAGTAGGTCTTGTCCCCGACCTTCACGGCATTGAGCCCCAGCAGCTTGGCTGTGTTCTCGTCGACCTTCACGCCCATGTCGGCCAGCCCTGGGATGATCGATGCGAGGGTGCCGTCCCACGCGGCGCCCATCTGCTCCACGACCTCCGAGTTGGCCGAGAGCGTGTCGTAGTCGAGGTTGAGGTTGCCCAGCGCCTCGGCGAAGCCCGTGACCGACTGGTAGTTGTTCCAGATGGCCACCTGCAGGGCGTCGTTGTCGGCAACCCACTGCTGCGCGGAGGTCGAGCCGGCGGCCTCGGCGGCGGCCATGAGCTTCATGCCCTCCTCGTACTGGTTCATCGCCGAAGTGGTCTCGCCGAGCCTGGCCTTGGTCTTCTCGAGGGTCTCGTTGGCGGCGTCCATCTGGTACTTGTACTGGGCGACGGTCTGCCAGTCGAGGTCCGTGTCGGCGGCCGCCTCGTTGTACTTCTCAGTAGCGGCCCTAACCTTGTCCTCGGCATCGGCAACCTCGTCGAGGGCCATGCGGTAGTCCTCCATCTTCGTGGAGTAGCTTTCCTTGAAGAACTCGGCCTTGGCTGCGTTCATCATCGCGGCGGTCAGCTCGTCGAACGCCTTCGCGGACAGCTTCGCGCCGTCCTGCATGAGCTTGAGCTTGCCGCTCGCCGTCTCGGAGACCGAGATAGACGTTCCAGCGGCGCCGTTGTACAGCTCCACGGCCGTCTTGAGCTCCGCCATGGACTCGGCGCTGCGGTCTCCCTCGTTGTACGCCTTGAGAGCAGCCTTGACCCGCTCTCCGTAGTCCTCTATGAGCGCGGTGTTGCCGTAGGTCTCCTTGGCCGACTGCTTTATCTTGCGGTTGCTCTCGGCAAGCTTGGAAACCAGCTCGTCGTAGGACATGCCGAGGTCGGAGACGGCCCTGCCCTGCTCGTCGAGAACCGTGCCCAGCGCCGCACCTATGGTGTCGCCCGCACCCTCGGCGGCTTCCTCGGCCTCCTTCATCTTCCTGATGTAGTCCGATATGGCCGCGACCGCGATGGACACCCCTGCCACGACTGCTGCGAAGGCGAGGTTCGTTGCGAGGGACTTGCCCAGCGACTTGGCAGCTTCCTTGAGCGTGCCCATCTTCGACCTGAACCCGTCCGCACCGCCGCCCGCTTCGGCGAATCCCTCCTTCATGATGCCGATGGCCTTGCCCATGGCGCTTGACTCGGTGACGAACGCCTTGACGTTGTTGGACGCCGTCATGAAGGTGGACACCATCGTGAGAGCGGGGCCAGCCAGCGCGGCTAACCCGAGGGCAACCACGGTCGTGGTCTTCGCCCCCTCGTCCATGCCGTCGAACAGGTCGAGCGCGGCCTGTGCGAGCTCGGTGAGGGACGATACGACGGGCGTGGCCCCCTCGGCCAGCGACGCCATCGCGTCGGTTCCGATGTTGGAGAGGATCGAGAGCTGGCCCGAGAAGCCCTCGGCCTTCTTCTGCGCCTCCCTCGCGGCATCCCCTGCCGCACCCCATGCGTCGGACTGGCCGTCCCATGCGTGTTGGGACATGGACAGGTTGTCGTTGAGCCCCCCGATGGTCTGCATAAGGCCCTCGATGGCCTGCTTCTGGCGGGTGCCGGTGATTCCCATGGCCTCGAGGGTCGCGTCGGCCGAACCGCCCTCCTTCTCGATACGGTTCAAGCCCTCGACGAAGGACTTCACCGCCATGATGGGCTTCTCTTCCCAGGTGTTCGCGAACTCTTCGGAGCTCATTCCCGCCACCTGTGCGAAGGCGTCGAGGGCTTCGCCGCCGCCGGCCACGGCGCCCTCCATGTCGGAGAGCGTGTTGGCTATCGCGGTACCCGATGCTTCCGTCTTCATGCCCGTGGAAGCGATTGAGCTCGACAGCGCGAGGATTTCGGGCACCGTCAGCCCGACGATGGTGCCCATCGAGCCGATGCGCGTGGCGATGTCCACTATCTGGTCCTCGGTGGACGCGCCGTTGTTGCCCAGGCGAACCAGGGCGTCGGCGTAGCGACTGTACTCGTCCGAGGTCATGTGCGTGATGTTCGCCAGCTTGCCCAGGGAGGACGCCGCCTCCTCCGTGTCGAGGTTCGTGGCAACGTCCAAATTCGACACCGTCTCAGCGAATGCTCCGAGCGAGTCCGTGGCTATACCGAGCTCGCCGCCGATGGCCTCGATTTGAAGTATCTGCTCGGCGCTGGTGACGTGGGTCTTGGAGAACTCTATGGCTCCCTGCCTCAGCGCCTCGAACTGCTCCTCGGTGCCCTCGACGGTCTTGCGCATGTCACGGTAGGCCGAGTCCATGTCCTGCGCCGCAGTGACGGTGCGCCAGCCGAGCATGGTTATCGCGGGCGTGAGCGTGGAGTACATGGTCATGCCCGCCGACTTCAGCGTTGACGCGTTGAGCATCGACTTGCCGCCCAGGCTTGTCAGCTCCATGCCCTTCTTCGCGGACTTGGCGTAGGCCGTGGTCTGGGCGAGCTCCTGCTGCAGCCTTTGCAGCTCTGAGCACTCCTTTGCGGTCTCGAACGCTTCGTCCAGGCCCTTCGCGCTGGCCTTGAGGGCGTCGACCTTCGAGTCGGCGTCCCTGACGGCGGCTTCGAGCTGCTTTATCTCGTCTACGGGCGTCTGCTGGTCTTTCAGGTGTTGGAGGGACTGGCGGAGCGCGTCTGCCCTGCCCTTGGCTTCCGCGAGCTCGGCCTTCATCTGCTGCCAGTCGTCCCCCGTCTGCTGGATGTACTGCGGGAGGTTCTTCTGCTCTGCGAGCACTCCCGACAGGCGGCTCTCGTAAGCTGCTACCTGTCTGGAAAGCTCCGCAGCCTTCTCGTTCGCCGTGTCGTACTCGCTCGATAGGGCCCTGAGCCTGCCGATTGCCGCCGAGAGGTTCGACGGGTCCTCGCGGATTGCCGACTCGTACACCCTCGCCTGCTTCGTGCAGTCGGACAGCGCCGCGTCCATTGACTTTATCTTGGCGTTCGACTCGTCCCATGCGCTCGCGGAGTACTTGGAGACGGTGTTCATCTCGCGCATGGCCGCAGCGGTGCCCTCGGCCTCCGAGCGGATGCGCTGCATGTCCACGCCCATCTTCTTGAACTGCGCGGCCTTGTCGTAGGCGTCCTTGTCCCCAAGCGCCTCCTTGAAGGTCTCGCGCATCAGGCGGTTGGACGCTATCTGCTCGTCGGTGACCGCCCCGAGCGTCCTCATGTCGGCCAGCAGCTCGTCTATGTCGGCTACGCGCCCCGCGTCGGACAGGTCGAGCTTGATGCGGTCCACGTCCTTGTCCACGTCGCGGGTGATGATGCCCAGCTCGCGGAACTTGGCTATGACGGCACCTACTTCCTCGTCGGCGCCCTCCATGTTGAGCGCCTTCTTGATGCTCCTGGTGCCAAGCTTCTCGAACTCGCGGTACATCGCGGCCAGGGACGCCGTGACGTCCTCGTAGCGCTTGTCCGCCGCCTTCGCGGCCAGCTCAACGTTCTGGGTGGCCTTGGCGAGCGCCCGGACGTTCGTGGCGGCGCCGCCCACCGTGACGGCCTGCCTGCCCAGCTCCGCGTAGCCGTTCCTGACGAGCTTGAGCTTGGAGTACAGGGCCTCCATGCGGTTCTCGGACAGCTTGACCCTGGTGTTGAGGTTCCCGAAGTCGGCGGGGTCGAAGCGCATGGCGCGCGTTATCTGGCGGAGCTGCGACTGCAGCGATGCCGCCGACTTGGTGGAAGATTTGAGCGCGGAATTGAGCTGGGAGGTGTCGCCGCCTATGCGTATCGTCAGCCCCTTGTACTCTGCCATCTACGGCACCTCCTAGAATGCGTCAATGTCGGCCTGCGTCGCGTCCCGCACGCCCCCTTCTTCTTCGCCGCGCTCGGCGGCTGCGGCCTGCACGTACCATGCGGCCCTCGCGTACGGCATCGTCGTTACGTCAGCCCTGGTGAACCCCAGCTTGAGCATCGTCAGCTCCGTCTTGCTGTACGCGAGGCTTCCGCCTGCGCCTCGGCTTCTCGAGCTGCCTTGCGAGCTCTTCGGTGGCTTGGGAGAGTGAAGGAAAGCAGGCATCGATTTCCTTCACGAGAAGCATGTGCAGTCGGTACATGTCGATGTCGTCAGCAGCATGCGCCTTGCTCCACAGCTTGAAGTCGCCCACCATCTTGTCGCCGTTGAGCTTCGCCTCGCAGCCGCACTTGAGCATCGCCCAGAGCGCGCGTGCGTCAGCCTCCCAGTTGGCGGCGAGCAGCTTGCCGAGCGGGGTGCCGTCCTCGGAGTCGCCGTAGTCGGTCACGTCGTCGACCAGCGACTTGTGCGGGCTGGCTGGGTCGTTCTGGAACGCCTGCTCGTAGATGGTCAGCGTGTGCAGGCTGCACAGCGCAGTCCACTCGTCCGTGGATTCGCCGAAGGCGAGCGGCCCCTTGTCGGCAACCTGCTCGCCCTCTGCGTTCTCATCCACATGCTTGAAATGGATGATCATGTCACTCCTTACGCGCCGACGATGTAGACGGCGGTGAACCAAGCATCGAACTGGGTCTTGGTCGCCTGCTCGTTGGTGACGGAAGCCTTGATGACGTTGACCGTCTTGTTGTCGATGGTCAGGTCGCGGCCGATTGCCACGCCAGTGATCTCGTCGGTGTCGGGGTCGACCGAATCGGTCTTGGTGTTGCCCGTCATCGTCGGGCGGTTGAACTTGACGTTGTACAGCACGCCGCGCTTCTTGACCTTGGAGCCGTTGAACTCCCACAGGAACGCGCAGCTCGCAGGCTCGGCATCGGCAGGCTCGTACACGACGCCGTTGTCGTCGGCTACGTAGCCCAGCAGGTCAATCTTGGCCTGGTCGCCGAACACGGCGATGGTGACGGAGACCTCGTAGCCCGTGTTGCTGGAACCCGTCTCGTAGGCGATATCGTCGGCGTAGAACGTCCACGTGTCGCCCTGCGGGGTCAGCGTGAGCTGGGTGGCGCCGGGCATTGCCACGGGTGCGGCGTACGTGCCCGCAGTAGCGCCCGTGCCCTCGGTGTAGAGCGCGTAGTGCGCGTTGGAGATGCCGAAGCGTACTCCCTTGGAATCGCTCATGATTCCTCCTCCTTCGTGTAGGTGAAGTCGTATTGCTCTATGTGGCACATCTCGCTCTGGCTCCACGAGCCGACCTGCTCGACGGGGCCGAACGCCCCTTCCAGCGCGTCCCGCACGCTGACTTCCAGCGCGGGGTCGGCCGATTTCTCGAACAGCTCGACGTGGACCTTCGGGAACCTCGCGTACGTGCCGTCATCGGTGTAGAACTCGCCGTTGTCATCGACCGTGTAGACGAAGAACGGCGGCTTTGGGGCCTTGTCCACGGGGTACGCCTCGAATCGCCCCGGGATGCCCAGTCCCGTGAGCACGGCGTACGTCTCGTCCATGTGGCTCATAGGCCCGCCCCCAAAGCCGCCACGATGACCTTCTCGGTCAGCTCGAATCCGTCGTCGGCTGCGGGCGCCACGTGGACAATCGCCCTCGTCCTGCCGCCGCCGACCTTGGCATGGCCCTTTTCCAGCAGGTGCGGAAGGCCCGGCATCTTCGAGTAGACGTGCCCCTGCACCTCCTTGCCAGAGCCCTCGACGCGCATCCTGATGGACTTGGCGTAGTCGCCCTTGTCCACGGGAGCGCCCGAAGACCACTCGTCCTTGGACAGCTCGCAGCCGGCCTTGACCCCCGCTAGGAGGGCTTCGTCGGAGACCTCCTGGACGTTGTCCAGGATGGCCTGCAAATCTGCCATGAAGCGGTCTGCCATGCTAGTCGTTCCTCGCGTGCTCGGAGAGCGTCAGGATGGTGGACTCCCACCCCTGGCGGCTCGTCTGGTCGATATCGAGCTCTACCCCGTGGTAGACGGCCTGCGTGTATGGCCGCTCCTCGAACTCGAGGGTCTTGACCTCCACGCGGGCCGCTATCTTGGGCCCCAGTTGGGCGGCGGTGGCCCAGGTGTCAAGCCCCGTGTACCACGGGTTGCAGAACACCTCGGTGTCCACTGGCTCGCCCTCGCGCTCGATGCCGTACTGGTCGACCGTCACCGCACTCGTCACGTCCCGCAGGACGATGGTGTCGCTCCACCCGCTCATTCGGACGCCCCCTCGTAGTGGACGTTCTGCTTGCCGTTGAGCAGGCTCGCGACGATGGAGCGGTAGGTGGACAGGCAGGCGTTTCGCTCGCTCGCCTCCACGTCGCGCCCGTAGAGCGCCTTGCAGTAGACGATGACCGCCGTCTTGACGATGGGCATGTAGTCCTCGCTTTCGGCGTCGGCGTCCTCGGCAAGGAACTCGGGCTTCACGCCCTTGTTCTGCATGTCGAAGAGCGCCGTGCCGATGTACGTGGAAATCTCCCCGTCGGTCTTGTCGGTCATCACGCGCAGCGCGCACCTCACGTCATCGAGCAGGGCCATGTTCTAGTCCTCCTGGGGCTTCTTGGCCGTGCGCTTGCGTGCCGCGACCCTCGACGCCCTCTTCTCGGGGGTCTCGGGGCTCTCGGCGGCCTTCTCCACCAGCACGGCGTCGTCGGGCTGGTCGCCCTCTTCCCAGCGGTAGGTGCGCCCGTCGGGCATCTTGTAGATTCGCAGCATCTTGGGCACCTCCTGTTAGGACACGGTGATGTCGCAGAAGCAGGCAGGGCGCTTGACGGCCACGACCTCGCGGGACTCTGCGCGGACCGAGACCAGGTTCTTCTCGAAATCCGTGTCGTTGGAGTTCGTGGAATCGACGCGCACGCCGTCTGCCTTGGAAACCAGCTCGACCGCGCGGTTGACGAACGCGCCCACCAGGACGTGGTTGGCGGTCATGTCGGCGGACTTGGCGAACTGCATCTCGAACAGGGACTTGTAGCGCTGCTCGGCGAACGGGTTGCCGGCCATGTACTCGTCGAGCGTGTTCTTCGCCTTGCGGATGGTCTTCCAGATCGCCGGGGTGACGACGACGGCGTTCGGGGCGATGCCCGTGGCGTCCTCCACGTCGGCAGCGGCGTCGATGATGCCGTCGAGGATGTTGATGGCCTCCTTGCCGGCGGTCGTGGTGACGCTTGCGGTTGCGATGCCGCTGGTGCCGAGCAGGTCGGTCACGGCCGTGGTCTGGCGCGAGGCGTGCAGCTCGTCGACGAGGTCGCCGTTGATGGCGTCCACGACGTACGGGGCGTCCTCGAACAGCTCCTCGGTCATCTTGATGAGACCCGTGAGCTTCTTGAGGGTGGCCGACTTCTGCTCGTACTCGAAGGTGAGCTTGTTCTTCGTCGCGCCCTCTGCGGTGACGCCCGCAGAGCCCGTCTTCTGCTTGTAGACCGTCCAGGTGTAGACCGGCTCGGAGATGGACTTGCGCGGGAACAGGTCGAGCACCGTCAGCGGAGTCTCGGGCTTGCGCACTACCTCCTTGTCGTACTGGACGGCAGTCACGCCGCTCGTGGTGGTCGGATCGCCCGCGGCGCGCATGGCGTACGGCGTGGCGATGTAACGGTTGTCCGCGGACTTGTGCTCCTTGCGGAACTGGACGAAATGCTCGCCCAGGGAAGCTGCACGCTCCATAGCGGTCTCCTCCTTGATTTCTGCGGCCTCGACGGGCTTCGCTGCGCCCGCGACGACCTTCTCCATGTTTCGCTGCTCCATCTCGGCGAGCTTGGCGCGGCGCTCGTCCTCGGCCTCGATGGTGCCGAGCTCCGAGTCGATTGCCTCGGCCTGCTCCACCGTGGCGTCAGCGGGCAGCTCCTTGGCGAGCCCGATGACCTCGGCACGGCGCTGCGCGTACTCGTCCGCTCCGAGGGAGCGGTACGCGAGCGCGTCCATTGCGGTGAACTCCATGTGGGTTCCCCTTCCTAGTCGAATTTCATTGCCTTGGCACGCAGCGCAAGCTCCCTGCGCATACGTCCCATCCGCTCGGCTCGCTGCGCCTCCCGCAGCTTGCGCTCCTCGATCGCTCCGTCGATGGCGCGCCTCGCGCTTATCTCCGTGTTCGGGTCAGCGGGACGGCTGACTGCCGAAACATCGAATACCTTCTTGATGCGGCGGATGTGGAAGGTGGTGGTGCGGTTTTCCTCATCCTCTTCCACGTCCTCTTCGGCCACGGTGAACGCCCAGCTCATGCGGTCCACCATGCCTGCCTTGATGTCCTCGTACATCTCCCCTGCCAGCGTGGTGCGGGACAGGTCCGCCGCCACGTACAGGCCGTGGAGCTGCGGCTCGATGTAGAGCGTGTCGTTGCGGTTGCGTGCGTACACGCGCCCCTCGTGGTCGTACAGGAAGATGACATCGGACACGTCCGCGCCCTCCATGCACCCCTCGTGCATGATTTCGCGGTACGTCCACCCGTCGAACGGGTCCTCCCACAGCACGTAGGGGTCCTCGAACGTGGTGGCGTAGCCCTCAACGAACTTCTCGCTGTTGAAGCGGTTCTGGTACGTGACCTCCGTGCCGCCGTCTGAATCGACTTTGAGCGCCATGTCCTCCTTCGGCGCGGCGAACGGCTGCGCCATCATGCGGTACTCGCGCTCCATGGGTTTTGCTGGCATGCTTCTCTCCTTGTCCCCGTGCTTGGCGTACCAGGCGTGAATTGCGTCTATGCAGTCTTGGGGGCGTCCGTCGGCTTCGGCGCGGGCGATGCACTCGTCCTCGCCCGGGTCGAGTTCGACGAACTCCGCCCCAGCGATCCTGAACAGCTCCTCGTCCTCCGAATCCAGCTCGGTGCGTATCACCCACGAGTCGAAGTCGCGCTCGATGCACAGGTCGGTGACGAGGTCGCGCGCCGACAGCGCGCACGTGCGGATTGCCCCCTTGCTGTCATGCGGCTCGGAGCTGCCGAGCGCCTGCGCGATGAGGTCGTAGTCCACGACTACGTCCTTGTCCTTGCGGTTCTCCTGCACGTACGTGGACTTCCCAGCGCACGGAGGGCCTGTCACAACGTGAATAGCCATCGTCACCCCTCGTCCACGTCGTCCTCGTACTTGCCGTCGACGTCGTTGTAGATGTCGTCGTCGCCGCCCAGGTCGAAGTCCTTGGCGTCCTCGATGTCGGATGGCGGCAGCGCGGTGGCGAGGTTGCCCCCGCTCGTGTAGATGACGTTGCCCTGCATGTCGAGCACCATGTACTCGCCGCGGTTCACGAACACGTCCCCGCCCGGAACCGGCGGTAGGCCGAGAATCTGACGGCCCTCGTTGATGGTCATGAGCCGCCTGTCGGTCATGTCGCGCACCATGTTTCGCTTGGAGGCCGCGGACATGAACTGCATGCGGTTGGCAGTGAAGCTGATGTTGTTGGTGAGCATGGCGCGGGTCGAGAACATCATCTTGTTCAGGCCCTCGCTAAGCTGGATGGCCCACGTTTCTATCTTGCCCTCGTAGTAGCTGTCCCAGATTTCCTCGGTGCAGTCGTTCTGCAGGATGCGCTTGTTGGTTCCGAAGTAGTTGAACACGTGGTCGTCGATGCGCTGCATCTCCACGCTGTCTATCGTGTAGGCGTTGTGCGCCACGGGAGTGACGCTGTCCCACGTCTGGTCGTAGGTGAGCATGCCCGTCGAGTTCGAGGGGCCGAGGTTCTGCTCGGCGAAGCGTTTCTTCTTCGCTTCCATGTCCTCCTCGTCGACCTGGCCCACCATGCGGCCGATGAACATGATCTTCGAGCCGATGGCGATTGCCGTGCGCTCGGCGTCTGCCTGAGCGTTCAGGAGCGAGAGCGTGTCCGCGAGCTTGTTTGGCGTGCCGAACAGGTCGGAGACGTACTGGTACTTCGAGAGCACGCACACGTCCTTGGCCGAGTACGCGATTGGGTCGCTCGCGGGCATCTGGAACTTGAACCACAGCTCGCCGCCCACGTCCATCGCATCGGCGCTCGCGCACTTGAGCGGCCACAGCCCCGTCGTGCGCCCCTGCGCGTCGTGGAGCCTGATGACGAACGCCGTGCAATCGACCTCGTAGATGGTCGCGAGGCGGTACAGGAAGCGGCTCCACGTCATGTGCTCGTTGGGCCACGTGCGGAAAAGCTGCTCGACCTGCTGGATGGGGCCCTTGTAATGAGGTTCCAGCTTCGAGCATGCGTTGGCGAACGAATGGACGCAGGCGCGCATCAGCTCTTGCTCGTAGAGCGAGCCGTTCCATGTCGTGTATGATGGCGTGTACTCCGTGAACGTGGAGAACCCGCGCTCCGTGCGCTTCGGCGCGAGCCAGCCCTTTATCGTGTCGATGAAACCCAAAGCGCCCCCGTCTTCGGTTCTGCATGGTCTTTCATCTTGTTTCTTATCCCATTT